ATGGAAAGAACAACATTTTGTCTATTGTTCTACATTCGTAGGACGAAATTGAATCGGAACGGTGAGGCTCCGATAATGATGAGAATTACAGTGAATGGAGTCCGGGTTGATGCTTCAGTGAAGAAAACAATTCTTCCGGAGTTCTGGAGTGCGGCAAAAGGAAAGGCCCTGGAAAAGAAGCGTGAGTACAAGGAACTGAATCTGTATCTTGACTCTATCCGTTTGAGGATAATGAAGATTCAACGTGAACTGGAAATAGAGGAGGTATCCGTTTCTGCCAACAGTGTTCTGGATCGTTTCCAGGGTAAGGATGCCCCCGTACAACGTACTCTGTTTGAGGTTTTCCGTGAGCATAATGATAAATGTGTCCAATTGTCCGGTACGGACATGGCGCCTGCAACCGTGCAGCGTTATGAGACATCCTTGAAGCATACCCGGGATTTTGTCTGGGAGACATATCATAAGAAAGATGTTCTTTTGGATGAAGTTTCCCGCCAGTTTATTGAGGATTACGAGTTTTGGCTTAAGACAGAGAAAAAGTGTTGTCATAACACAGCCACCAAATATTTGAAGAATTTTAAGAAGATTATCCGTATTGCTTTGGCTAAGGGATGGATGAAGAACGATCCGTTTTTAGAAATTAGATTCTCATTGGATAAGGTGGAACCGGACTTTTTGGAAGATTCAGAAATCCAGAAGCTGATATCGAAGGAAATTGATATTCCACGGTTAAGTCAGGTACGGGATATTTTTGTGTTCTGTTGTTTCACCGGTTTGGCTTTCTCGGATATTCATGGTTTGAGAAAGGAACATATCGTGGAGGACTCGAACGGTGTCAGGTGGATACGAAAGGGGAGACAGAAGACCAAAATCATGTGTAATATTCCATTAATGGAAATACCATTGAAGATTTTGGAAAAGTATTCCACCAATGAATATTGTAAGAAACATGGTGTGCTTTTTCCGGTGCTTTGTAATCAAAAAATGAATGCATACCTCAAGGAACTGGCTGATATTTGTGGTATTAAAAAAACATTGACCACCCATGTTGGAAGACATATTGTTTCTTCTTACCAATTGAAAACAAGAAACTTACAAAGGATTGCAACTTAATAGGTAACGATTTAGAAACGAGCGAAATTCTACTTTCTGTCTTGTTTTGCATTAAATCAAAAGAACGATTTTCTATTTGCAAATGTACAAAAAATATTCGATTTTTAATCGGTGCTTTCTCTCGTTTTTCATTAGGTGTCTAAATTTCATTGATATTACGAAAAAAATCAGTAATTTTGCATTGCATTACACTTGCAGAAGCCCGAGAGGGATAGTGGGTGGGTGTAACTTTACATAAAGAGCGTTTACTTGACGCTTGTCTTTGACGAATCGTAACTTCGCAACTTACAAACAACAGTCAAAGGACAAGACAACGGTAGATGTTCACGGTAGGTATATTGTACCCTGCCGTGATTTGTTGTATATATACGTTGTATGTCTTCAACAAGTTCACGCATGGGATTGATATATACCATGCGTGGGCTTTCTGCGTTGTCCGTTCCGACTGTTGGGCAATGCGAAGGCCTCGATTCGTGGGATGAGCAACAGGCAAGATTCCCACGCTTTTTTGTATCGTTCAAGCATCAATTATATAATTATGATATCGGGAACTCTGCCATATAAAGAAAAGGAAAAATGAGCTCATATTCTATCAATCATTATAAGTTTATTGATTTGTTTGCAGGGTTAGGTGGCTTTCACCTTGCACTTCAGGCATTAGGGCATGAATGTGTTTTTGCATCAGAATTAAAAGAAGACCTCCAAACCCTTTATAAACAAAATTTTCCCAAAACTCCCATATTCGGAGATATAACACAAATAGACCCTAAGACCATTCCTCCACATGACATTATTTGTGCAGGCTTCCCTTGTCAACCATTTAGTCAAGCAGGCAAGAGAGAAGGCTTTAATGACACGAAACAGAGAGGTACGTTATTTGACTATATTTGTGCAATCGTTGCTGCACATAGGCCCAAATATCTTATACTCGAAAATGTACAAAACCTCAAGAATCACGACAACGGCAATACATGGAAAGTAATACAGGAAAAGTTGGCTGCGCTAAATTATGATGTGAAAGCCGACATTCTTTCACCACATCAATTTGGACTTCCCCAACATCGAAAAAGAATTTTCATTGTTGCTATCGCCAATGAAAAAGGTTCTTTAGACCATTTTCGTTTCCCTGTTGCTCAGAAAGGCGCATCGCGTTTTTGCGACATCAATAAGGTTATTGATGCGAGCGACACTAATATAACAAAGCTAAAACCTGAAACAAGGCTTCAACTTGAAGTTTGGCAAGAGTTCATTGACCAAACTATCGCACATGGCGATACTATACCGTCATTCCCTATATGGGCCATGGAATTTGGAGCCACATATGATTTCAAAAGTAAAGCCCCTGCATTCCAATCTCTTGAAAATTTGCAAGGCAAGTTAGGGAAATTGGGGCAACCCATAAATGAACTGACAAAAGAAGATTGCATAGCACAGTTACCCAACTATGCTCAAACTACAACTTCACTAATATTTCCAAATTGGAAAATAAGATATATCGAACAAAATCGCAAATTTTATGGACGAAACAAATCATGGCTTGATCCGTGGATTGAAAAAATTCGTAATTTTGAAAATAGCCATTTGAAAATGGAATGGAATTGCGGTATTACGGCTACCCCTACACTTGAAGATAAAATTATCCAATTCAGAGCTTCGGGTATTCGTGTAAAATTACCCAATTTCGCACCTGCACTAAATTTGGTAGGTACTCAAATTCCTATTTTCCCATGGGTAAAATTACCTACTGAAATACTATCTGAGGGAGAGCCAAATAAAGGTCGCTATATGACAATCCGTGAAGCCGCTGCAATTCAAGGTATGCAGGACTTGAATTTTGGCTCGCTTTCATCTACACGAACTTTAGAGGCCTTGGGTAATGCTATAAATGTAACATTGGTACGCCGTATCGCAAAACTCCTATTGAACGATGAACAACAATAAAGTTTCCATAGCTACCAAGCCATTAGTCTATTCTGCTTTTCGTTACATCGAAAATAAGGTATGGAACGCTCTTGCAGAATATGTAGATAATGCTGTGCAGAGTTTCAAAGACCATATAGATATTCTGAAAAACATTAACCCTAATGGCAAACTCCGTGTAGATATTAACATTGATATAGAGCAAGATATAATTACCATTACTGATAATGCCTTCGGTATAACTAACGAAAATTACGACAGAGCTTTTGAGTTAGCCAATATTCCATTAGACCGCAAGGGACTCAATGAATTTGGCATGGGTATGAAAGTTTCCTCTATTTGGTTATCCGATCTTTGGACAGTTCAGACTAAAGCGTATGGAGAAAGTGAAATCAAAACGTTAGTTTTTGATATTCACGAAGTAACAGAAAACCAAGAGGTAGAACTTCCCATAAACACTGAACTTGCAAATTTATCAGAGCATTATACTATAATAACCCTTACTAAACTATCTCAGAATAAGCCACGTACTCGCCAAATTGCATATGTCAAGAAGCATTTGGCAAGTATTTATTCCAAATACATTCGTGAAGGTATTTTAGATTTAGTTGTTAATGGTGAACTTTTAGAGGACACGCAACTGCAATGTCTCATTGCTCCATATTACAAAACTCCTAATGGAGAGAAGATTACATGGCGCAGAGAAATCAATTTTGTAGCTCCTAAATATGATGAAACTGGTAAACAGATAGGTGTATATTATGCCAAAGGATTCATCGGTATTCTTGAAAAAATGTCTACTTCCGTAAATAATGGTATCCTATTGTTTAGGCGTGGTCGTGTTATCGGAAGCAGTTATGATGAAAAATTTCGTCCAAAAATTCTGAGCGGCGAAGAAGGTTCCCCTCGCTATAAACGAATTTTTGGAGAATTGGAACTTGAAGGCTTTGATGTAAGTTTCACCAAAAGTTCTTTCCAGGACGATGATGAGTTTTCTACTTTCATTGAAATTCTTAAAGGCGACATTGACCGAGATAAATCTTTAGACTTATTTGGTCAGGCACAAAACTACACCAAGCCCAAAACTCAAGCAGATAAGACCAGGGCTGCTCAGCAACTTGTTAAAACCATAGCTGATGAAATATCCAAGCCAATGGAATTGCCCGTTGAGCCAATAGAAGTTCCTACAACTATCGCTAAAACTTCGATAACAACTACTGTTGTTGAAGCCCCTTCTCAAACAGAGACTGCGCAGACCATTGAAAACGAGTCATTTGAAATTCCGGCTATTGAGACCGAGGTTAAGCCCTCTGCTTCAACTTCATTCAGATTGGTTATTAATGGTGTTTCCGAAAGTTCAAGCAAAGGTCTTTATTCTTTGGTAAATAAACCAGACGGGAAATATTATGCTACTATAAATTTGTCTAATGGATTCTTTGAACGTTTTAGAGACTGTCTTTCTTCTGAAGACAGTATTTTGCAGTTAGCTTATTTTATTAAAAATTTGGTAGTAACAGAACTTCTTCTATTGCAATCCGGCACACCTTCGGCTACAGCTTTTAGAAATAAGTTCAATCAACTTTTCGGCCTGATATGACAGAAATTATTTCCATAACTGATATAGTACAAGACCCTCCAAAGGACTACTTTATGCCGTCCATTGGAGAACGCACTATGGCGTTTATAAATAGCCAAGAAAAGATTGATGAGGACAGCAAACTCACAATAATAGAAGAAGCACAAGATATTCTTTCTCATTGTATTCTTCCCGGTAATCAAGAATCTATAACCAACATTGCTGTTGGTTATGTTCAGAGTGGAAAGACATTATCTTTCACTACTCTAACAGCACTTGCTGCTGATAATAATTGGCGTATAGTCATTTATCTTACTGGCACTAAGACTAATCTCAAAGAGCAGACTTCTTCTCGCTTGCGTCAAGATCTTCTTTTTGACGAAAACGAATACTACAAAATTTTCACAGACCCAAGCATCTCAGATCGCAACCGCATAAAGAATTTTATGGAGATAGGGCAAGAAGTTCTTCTTTTTCCTATCCTTAAACATTATAAGCATATAAATTCTTTAGCTCAGATTTTTGAAGATCCCGAAATCAAAAATATTGTTAAGAATTTTGGTGTCATTATTATTGATGATGAGGCTGACCAAGCAAGTTTCAACACTTTTGCAAAGAAGAATGCAGGAAAAGAAGATTGGGAAGATGATGATTTTAGCAGAACTTATAGCGCAATCTTACGATTGAAGAAAACTCTGCCAAATCATTCATATATTCAATATACTGCCACTCCGCAAGCGGCGTTCCTTATTGACAATAACGACATTCTTTCTCCCAAATACCATACTGTCTTGACTCCAGGCAAAGGATATACGGGTGGTAAATATTTCTTCAATAATACGGAGTGTAACTTGCTCTCCATTATCCCAGATGAAGAAATTTATCATTACAGCCGCAATCCTTTAACTGAAATACCAGCCTCTTTAATGGAGGCTTTAAGGCAATTCATTATCAGTGTAGCCATTGTTGTCATCAAAGAAAAGCGTCAGCCATTCCTTTCTATGATGGTCCACATTGACGGTCGCAGAGATACCAACGAAATTTTCGAGCACTGGATTTCAAATAACTTACAGTATTATTTGGAAATTCTTCGTGCTCCTCAAGGCGACCCTGGCAAAGATCTCTATATCCAGTCTCTTAAACAGTCATTCGATAGTATAACTCAATACATGGAAAATCCTCCTTCTTTTGAGGAAGTCCTTCTATTAATTCCGCGCACTATACTTAGGACACAATGCCATTTGGTTCAAGGTGACGGCGAGAATACCATTGATTGGAATGCTGAGAAAGGGCATATTTTAATCGGTGCAGATATGCTCAACCGAGGATTCACTATTGAGAAACTTTCAATATCCTATATGCCTCGTACATCTGCCGGACGCTCAACTGCTGACACCATTGAGCAACGATGCCGATTTTTTGGATATAAGATGCCATACATTGACGTATGCCGGGTGTTTCTCAGTGCTAAGAGTAAAGACGAATATACCGCTTATGTCGAGCATGAAGAAGTTTTGCGGTCGAGTTTAAAGCAATGCCATACGCTTGCTGAGTTCAGCAAACATTCTATAACAATGCTTCTTTCTGATTTACTCAATCCGACCCGTACAAACATTCTATCTAATAATTTGGTAAGAGATAAACTTATTGGCTGGAGACAGATGTTATCACTCAATTGTATGCAAGAGAACAAAAGACTCTGTGTTGACTTCCTCAGCCACATAGAATCTTTTATCCCATGCAGCGAATATGGCAACGAAATTAGAAATCATCGTCACGCATTAGTACCTATTGGTGAATTTATTAAATTTTTCCGTGAGTTCAAGTACATGGATGTACCGAATATTACAAGAAAAATTGTTACTATCCAATACCTTCAATACATGAAGGATTTCGAAAATATTGGGGCGATAGATGTCTATCAAATGGCTTATCAAACGGAAACTTCAAGAAATTTCCGTAGCCGTAAAATTAAGGGGAATAAGCCTAATAACCTTCAAGCCGGTCGAGCTGACAATGGTTCTTATCCAGGTGATAAAGAATTCTGCTCAAATTCTGTAGTATCGGTTCAGTTTCACCATATTATTCTCGATGACCCCGGAGTACAATATGGTAAGAAAGATTTGTTTAACCTCGCTTTCTACTATCCACCCGCTATCGGTGAAGATTTTATAAGGCTCGACAAACCTGTGGAAGATGATGACTCTGAATAATATTAACTTGCTTGAGAAGTTCAGAGAACTTAAAGCCCGGCCTCATACTAAGAGTGGCTTTAATGCTGTTGTAATTTCTGAAACTTCTTCACATCGTTTAGGCATAACCTCGGAAGGTTACCCTATATTTTTCATCGCTTGTTCTTCATCTGAGCGTGTTTCAGATATTAACCTTCGACTTTTCAAAGTCTTGTTTAATCGCCGATGTACCATTTCCGACACTACTACCGAGTCAGATATTCAAGGTACATTTTCGATAATACAGTTAAGTTCACAAAATCCTGACTTCCAAAAATATTTTCTGGAAGTAGTTTTTCTACTTTTATGCCGGTTGGAGGACAAGCCTACCGTCAATATATTGAAAGCCGAAGTATCAAAATTGATAAGCCTCTTTACGAGTGTAAAATCAATTTCTAAAGAAGTAGTTAGAGGTCTTTGGGCTGAGCTAATTTTGATTAAGCGAGCCTCAAATCCGTCATACCTTATTCGCTCCTGGCACGTTGTTCCTGAGGATAAATTCGACTTTAACGATGGTTCTGATAAAGTAGAAGTCAAATCTACTAATGGGACTAAACGAGAACATACATTTTCTCTTGAACAACTCAACCCTAATAAAGGATCAAGATTGCTCATCGCTTCAATGTTTGTTTCGCAAACTGGAGTAGGTAAAACTATTTTTGACCTTGTAGACGAAATTAGTTCTTCTATTTCTGACGTTGATGTTCTGTTTAAACTCCGCGAAGAAACAACCCAAACGATTGGTTCGCATATCGAAGAAGTTTCCAACATGTTCTTTGATGAAAATGTCAGCCTTGATAGTTTACGGTTCTTTGATTACGCCTCTATACCCTCTATCAATATAGCAAATGTTCCAGCGGAAGTTTCTGCCATTCATTTCCGGTCAGATCTTAGCGATGTTTCACCTGTCGACTCTTTCTACCAAGACAGTGTCCTGTTTAAATCTTTATAGTCTATGGCGAAACAACAGTATTTAAAAGGGGCTGCTTTATACGACAAATTCCTTTCGGGATTTGCACATTATGCAGGGCTTAATATCATTTCTCGAAATGATATTTTACACATTAGCATTGACGGACACGAATACTACATTTATCTCAAATGTATTTCACACAAAGGTAATCCATATCCGCTTAATGATCAACGAGCTCAGCTACCGCAACGTCCTATATTCGACAAAGTAAAATCTTCTGGCATAGATTTCCTTTTCCTTGGATACGATATGGATAATGATGTATTTGTCTGCTGGGACCCACTAAAAGTTCGTCAACGTCTAAACGTAAAATCCTATGTTTCTTTTTATAGTTTCAAGGACTTGCAAAGCAACGTTCAATTAGGTAGAATTGACTCCGCCGAACTTTCAAATGGTGATAAATTTGTGCTTTTCAAGAGGGATGATATGCTTCCCTTTTTCAATATGATAAAGGTACACTTCCCTCGATTGAAGGAAACTGACCAGATTGATAAATCCGAGGAAGAAATGCCAATATCAGCACCGACAACAACCCCTTCCCAAAAAGTTGAAGTTGTCGGTATCCTTTCAAATGTTATTTCTGATCAATCAGTTAAGTTACTCATTGATTCTATGGTAGCAGATGAACAAAATCGCATGCAAATCATTTGCTCTTGCATGAATGATTTTCAAAAGTTTTATTACAAAATGAAACTTACCGATTGGAAAAGGGTTATTTATACTTACCTTGATGAAACAGACGTTTGTGGATAAATAAAATTAACGACATTACAATTAATTTGTGAGAGTATATTAGATATGACATCACGGCTTTTTCATTTAATCCAAAATGAAAAGCCGTGTATGTTTGCACATTATTCCTATGCGCTCACTTCTTAGATTTGTCCGATTGAATGGGCTTGTTCTTAATGAATTTAGCCTTGTTTTCCTGTTCCTTTGCAGCCTGTTCTTTGAGGTGGGCTTGTTCGGCAAGGGCGGCTCGCTTGTGTACAGCTTCTTCGTAAGCTTCTACATCTTCACGCATTTGGCGGATCTTGTTGTTATTCCTGTTGAGTTCAAAGATATTTTCCAAGTCTCTAATTCTATTTGGTGATGCTTCGCCTTTCATCTTGATGTAACGGTACTTCAGGTCGTTGTCAATGCGGTCATAGTCCGGCTGTTTTGCAAAATACAGAGCGACAGCCAAGACGACAATCGCAGCAAACATTCCGCTGAAGCCCCAGAATATAAAAGGCGACTCAATACTGAAACTATGGTGGTTCTCATTATAGATTCCACCTTTGATATTTTCATTGGTTGCTTTTAACAAAGATTTCAGTTCTTCCGTTTCCTGTGTTTGTCTTGTATTCATGTCCGCCATTATTTCCATGATTTTATCGGATGAATCGGTCTGCTGTTTCCGGCTTTGCCGATATTCATCTCTTAATGAAGACAAGACTTCTACAAGCTTATCCGGTATGGATGCTCGTTTCAACAGATTTGCAGTGTCGCTCTTGATAGAGGAAAGTCCCTCAAAATTACGTTTGAACTCTGTTTTAACTGTGCTCAAATCCTGTTTTAACTCCTGTAATGATTCCTCATTGACAATGTTATTAAGTTCAGAAACTTTATTTTCTGGCTGTAGCATGGATAAGTTGTTGATTTTGTTTTCGATTCTATCCAGACATCCGTAGATGCTTTCAATAAATTCTTCTTGTTTCATATTTTCATTAATTTTAAAATTCTACATTATGATAATTGATTACGGTTTGGGCTTATAAACCTATTCCTTTCCTCTTCTTTTTCTTCCGTTTGCGAAGTACTTCATACGGTCGCTGCTCATCCTGTTGGCTATTGTCAGATGGCATAAATAATCCCAAACCTCCCTCAATCAAACCATTGTCTTGTGAGTATTGCGGTTGTTCCTGCGACATTATCGGCTCTTGTTTTTGCTTTTTAGGCTCAATTTCACACTCCGTTTCCGGCTTACTCCAACTTAATCTGGCATTGAGTTTGACAAAACTGAAATTTCTGTTGATTTGCGAAGCCTTGAATGTCAGCCCGTCTTTGGCAAAGCGGATACCCTGTATATCATTGACGGATTTTATTTCACGGCTTCTTTTTACAAATTCTAATTTTATGCCTTGTTTAGCCAAATTATCATTGAATTCATTCCATGTTTTGGAAGATTTCAAAGCCTGTTTGACCGCATTGTGAATCTCGTATTTTATGCGATCGACAGGACGCAGTTTCTTCACATTGGTCTTGCTTTTGTCCTCTGCATAGGTTAATTCGTACTTGTCCTTTAACTTCTTGGTGGCAATTTCATTCCGCTTGTAATCGCCTTGGGAAGAGATTACCTTTCCGTTATATCCGATGCGGTTATAGATCAAATGACAATGGGGATTGTCGGTATTGTGATGCCGTACCAATATGAATTGGGTATTGTTGATTCCAATCATTTCCATGTATTCCATCGCTATTTTAGCCATAAACTCATTGGTCAGTTTAGGCTTGTCTTCCGGCTTGAAGCTCAAGGCTATGTGCCCGACAGGGCGTTTAATCTTCGGATTAAGCATACGCTGATAATTGAAACTGTCCGTTATTTCACGGTTGTTTTCCAACAAGACACCGTCGGAAGCGATGATTTCAGCATTGTCTTTGCTCATTACATAGCGCACAGTGCCACCGTAGGATGAGCCTTTCATTATCTTGCCAATCATGGTTGCCTCCTTTCCGATGACTTGTATTGCCACATTATTTCCTTAAGTTTTAGCAGCAGTTCCACAACCATATTTTGTGTACGATGGAATCCCATCTGGTGCGACAGCTTTGTCAGCTGGTTCAGGTTGTTTGCCATTCCTACAAGATTGCGCATTACGGTTGTCTCCTCTATCGAATGCTTCGCCACTACCTGTGCATTGAAAGCCGATTCTCGAAGGAACTCCGCAAGGCTTCGGTTTGCCTGTTTGCTTCTATGGCACAAGCGGTCGTAGTCTATCTTGGAGAATTTTACCGTGACGGATTTTGAGAGTTTTCTCAAACTTCCGACCTGCGGTCTGCCTCTTGGCTTTATGTCCTTTGGGTTATTCATGTTACTGTGTACATTTTGATTATTCATTTTACTGTATCGGTTTATTCTACAATCTGCGACCGTCGGGAGCGGATTGCCTCCACTCTTCGGGAGTGGGGCGAGGTTTTTCGGGATGCCCGAAAGATAACCTCGCTAACTCCCGAAACTGATGTTCCGTCCGTTGACCGCCTCTGGCGGGTTCTGAATGCAGGAATGTCATCATTCCATGATGCGGATGGATTTTGCACCGGGTGTCTTTTACAGTTTGCGCCACCGCTCGAAGTCTTCCGAATAGATTTCAAGATGCTGCCGGGCGATATTTTCCAGCAGTCCTGAAACGCTCATCCTCCGGCTTCCGAGCTTGCGGACATACTCGTCCAGCCTGTCCCTTACCTCGCAGCTCACGAATACGGGCTTGCGGTCTTCTATTCTGGGAACCTGCAGGAATGTGCTGCGGTACTCTTCCAGTGACAGCCTGCGTTGCCTGCCACTAATCCGGCACTTGGATGCAGGAGCGGAACCGTCTTTCTCTGCCGGCTCCTGGATCCCGGATTGTTCCGTGACTGTCGGCAGGATTTCATTCCCGGCATGGTCAGTAACCTCTCCTGCACTTTCAGGGTTTTCACACTCAGGAAGGAGCTGTGACATTTCCATACCTGTCATAGCTTCCCACCGCTCTTTGTCAAAGCTTTTTCTTGTAGCCATAATCTTTGAATTTTAATAAGTCAATACAGTGGTCTTGGTATGTACCTTGACCGGTTATCGGCAGCAAAGAAAGTGTGTATAGTGCACTGTGTCAAGCAAATGGAGTGAGTGTGGCAATTATGACCGGTTCTGCATTATATGCACCGGACAAACGGTGGCGACTGCTGTGATTTGCCACACCCGCACGGGCGTCCATGGAATCGGACAATGATTTCATGGCAGTATGGAGACTGAATCCAACGGACACTTTACCGGATATAGGATAACCCGTTGCAATCGTACCGGTATACTTGCTACAGTCAGTTCAGGCAGTAATAATCATATGGCGGCTTTGCTCAGTCGGGTCATACTGTCCACCGGCCATGCAACATGATGACAGATGATGAAACAGACCGTCAGCCGTCTGCAAATCCATTGCAGTGTGATTATTACTGCTTTAATTTGTACCGGGAACACGAAAGACAGACCGGTGGCTTGCTGCAGCCATGCCACTTGTTCCCTCCTGTCAGATGTATCGGATAAGGCAGTAAGCCGGCTTTGCCTTGGCGGTACAAGATGGAAACAGTATCAAATGGAAGTAAACAATGAGATTATGGAAATAGTAAGTTTTGAAAAAAGAACCTTTGAGGAGATGGCTGCCAAGTTGGATTACTTCGTGCAGCGGATGGATGACCTCTGCCGACAGCACGGGGAGAAGAAGGCAGAACGATGGATGGACAGTCATGCCGTCTGCCGGAAACTGCGTATCAGCCCGAGGACATTGCAGACCCTCCGTGACAACGGCACACTCGCCTTTACCAAGATTGGCAACCGCACCTACTACCGTCAGGAAGACGTGGAACGGGTCATTGTGGATGTGGAAGAGAGACGGAAAGAGGCGAAATGGAAAGGCAAAAGCATTTAGCAGTTGAAGTATCAATTAAAGACAAACCGTATGAGTAGTGAAATCAGAGAAAAAGACCATGAGTGGGTATGTAAATTCCACTCGAATTTCGACCGGCTTCTGGCTTCGTTCGAAAAGTTGTTCAGCCAACGCCAACCTCCCGTATATGGCGATGAGCTGCTGACTGACAAGGAGGTGTCGCACCTGCTTAAAGTGAGCCGCAGGACATTGCAGGATTACCGAAGCAACGGCATACTGCCCTATATTCAGGTGGGCGGCAAGATTCTGTACAGGGCTTCCGACATAGAGCGTACCCTGATGGACGGCTATAGGGAGGCGTACCGTTCAAGAAAATGAAAATCCATCCCGTTCCTTCTGCCTGCGGCCGCATGAAAAAAGGGACCCCCGGAGGTCGGTTGTTCTTCCTTCCTCCAGATGCCCCTTGCTTTTTCTTTCAGGTGTCGGGCTTATTTCGTACCGGTGGTCCTTACACTTACCCCTTTCGGTATCGGGTTGTCGAGTATTATCCGGTAGCACAGCCTGCCGTCCACATTCACCGGCTCTTTCGCCACCATGAATCCTGCGGATTTCTCGACCTTTGCCGTATCAAGTATCATGCCGGCGATGAAGCTGTTCGAGAAGCGGGCGCAACGCGGATCGTTCCAGATCGTGAAGCCGTTCTCGTCATCCGAGACGAACATGTACCAGTCCTTGGGCCTGTCTTCGTCCCTGGCGATACACAGCCTGTTTCCTGCGTGCAGGCTCAGTTCCCTGCTCAGTATCCGGCTCAGGTACATGCTGCCGTCACGGCATACCGTGATGATCCGTTTGCCTTTGTAGGTCAGTGCCGGATGGGAATTGCTCTTGTCATAAACTGTCAGTTTCATAATCGATTCTATTTAGAGTGATACATTTATTGTCTTTCAT